CCTTCAGCGCCTCTGCCATTCCACCCATTGCTGTTCCAACTGAAGTGAGACCGTCTGCTGCTCCTTTGAAGTCTGACCCAACTAATTTTTCAGCCTTGGACATTGTGTCGCCTAGCATTTCAAACCCGGCAACAGGCATAGATGTTCCAACCTTATCGAATGCTACTGCAAGGTTTGTAGCAGGACCTGATATTTTAGTAAGTGCAGCACCAATTGCCCTATCTGCTAGGACCTTTGATAGCTCTCCGGCCTTTATCTTGACCTGGCCAAACTCACCTGCGAGATCTTTTATCTCGTCGCCTGGTGCTGACTTCTGTTTCGCAGTCACGATGGCGTTCTCAAAATCCTTGATGTCTTTTATGTCATCAGCTGTAACGAATCTCTCAAATGCTGCAACAGTTCTGAAGCCTAGTGACTCTGCTGCTGCACTCTTTTGTGCCCAACCCATCTGCTCAAGTGAGATGTTGCTTTCGTCGATGGCATCCTTCATCATTTGCATGGCGCCGCCGGCGTCGTTATTTGCCATCACCATCAGCTTAGAAGCATTCAGGTTAATTCCCATCAACTGATTGATCTTACCTACAGATGTAGACGCCTTCTCAAAGTCCTGGAAATTTTGAACAACAGGCTGGAGGTCTTTTGACTGTAGGCCCGCCTTCTGCATCATTGCTGAAAGATGTGACAGGCTTTGTTCACCCGAGCCTCCAAATGTCTCATAGTCTGATTTAAGGTCAGTCAGGTGGTGGCCCAGTACCTTCATGTGCATCCCTGATTCATCTGCATAGACTCTCAGGTTAGTCTGCATGTCATCGAATGCTCTCTCGTTAAAGCTGCCGTATTTGTTTACCATCACCTCGAGGGTGGTGCCGAACTCCCCGGCTGTCATGCCCATGGCACGAGCTCTGGCAGCAAGCTCTGGGAGCTGCTCTGCCATATCACTCTGCATTAGTCTCTCAGTATTTCTCCTGCTGAGCAATGCTTCATCAAGATATTCATTTAGATCTTTCTCGCTTTTAAAGACTTGCTGATAAGATGTCTTGCTGCCACCAATTCTTTCAGTATAGAACGCTTTCTGTGAAGCAGTATAGGCTTTGTATGCTTTGTCAACAACTGAACCCATCTCCTGCGTGCTATTTATCACTCCGTCGCCATAGACGTCCTGCAAGAGATGCAGCTGATCATACCTGGAGCCTGCAGCTCGCATTGATGCTTCGTGTGACGCATCTGTGGCTGCTGCAGCATCCGCAAGCATTTGGATTGTCTCATCACCGAATCCTGCAGCGCCGGCCATCATCATGTCTGCCTGACTCTGGAAAAGACTCCTATTCTTACTTGTAGACTCCTCTATTATTTTTGTTGTATCAGCAGTGGATGCTCTGATCCTTGAAGTGCTAAGATCTAGGCTTGTATCAAGATTCAGCTTGTCTTTAATAAGTGCTGAGACCTTCTCGCCTACGCCGACATATTCCTCAAGACCACCAGACAGTGACGCATTTATAGCCTCTTGGAGCTTTAGCTGATTACCCAGCAGCTTCTCAGTATTTACAAGGCTCTGATTTATCTGCCTGATATGTTGAGCTTGCTGGCCAAAGTTAATATTGTCACCGGTTGCCACTTTATTATCTCCTAATGTTAATTATTCACTTCCTGCAAAGCTCAAGTAAATCTTCTAACATTAGGCGGAAGGTTATTTCTACCCATTACCCTCTGCGCGCTTCTAGAGTCTTCTTCGCCTGAGTCATTTCCCTTTGTTATCTCTTTCACAATTCTATTTATGAACCATATTCGATATCTTATTGGAATATCACGAGACTCAGTATAACTCATACCCATGTAATACTGGAGTATAAATGAATGTTCTAGGAATATCTCTCTTGCTTCAGTCCCTAGGCCAAAAAAACCCGGCGCCGAGCGGAAGCTCCACCTCTGATCTGGCTCCGCAGCTTGGACATGACATTATGGATCTCATTTCAATCCCCGGCTCAGAATCATCCATATATGTCCTAAGCTTACGAGAGTCAAGCGCAGGCATGTTCTTAACAAAATGTGAAATCTTATTCTTGTCATCAATTTCGTCAATTGACACGATGCAATTAGCTAGCCTTGACGTAACAAGACCATCAGATTCTCTATCAGGAAATATCTCCTGCATTCTTTGATTCTCAATTGCCATCTCTGACTCATCTTTTCCTGTGAGAAATCTAAAGTTTACCGTCTTCTTTGTTACTGGTAGCACAAACTTAAATCTATTTTCGCCCGGCTTCACTGGACTGATCGATAATCTCTTTATTGGAAGATCTGATAGATTAAATTCCTGACGAGACTTATCTGAGCATGATGGACATGTGACTTCAGCCTTATACTCAGATCCGTATCCTGTTATCCTGATGGCGACCATTAGTGCATTTCTGTCTCCAGACAGCATGCTATTTACGTCTATGCCCTTGTCTGTTACGCACGCACTTAATAGCCGTGTTATAACAGTTCCCTTTTTTATCAATGCTCTAGAGGTAAGGATGTCTTCCTCGTTAGCTGTCATTGATCTAATGTCAATTGTTTTCTTTTTGTAAAGCGGACTTCCAGAAGGATACACCCTTCCTTCTGATGGAATTGGTACTGTCTCATGCGGCACCTCCCAATTAAAGTCATCAAGCATCACATTTCTTTGCTGCATTCCAGAATTTGAACCCTTTTTTGGCACTTATTCCTCCTAGTATGTCGTATTATACAATCTATCATACGCACACAGTCTTTGCTGTAAACGTTATTGCATACAAGTGACGCCTTGGCATTGCCAAGGCGTCAAAATAATACTAGGAGAAATTTTATAGAATTAGAATTGCAATACGCAGTTATCAAATCTTATGTCAAGACTTATAGCCATGGGTATCTTATCATCATCATAGTCAAGATCTTGAAATTTAGCTGATGTAAGAAATGCTCCCTTCACATCCCAGAGCTCGACGACTGTTCCAATAGGATCAAGCATCTTAATCTGAATATCTCTCTTGTAAAAGTCTGCGTATCCAGATCTGCCAGATACTGACTCGTAGTGTGTCCTGATCCACTCCATCACCTGCTGTGCCCCAGAAGGTGCTATGGGATCATAAAGCTCAACTGAAAGCTTTTCAAAAACTTGCCTGCCGGCTAGATACCGGACGGCGTTTACATATTTTATTTCCTGCTCTTGAATTGTGTATGTAGGTCTCGCTGCCTTTTTTATAAGAAAAGAATCGATACCTTCAATCGCAAAAATCCATCTAAATTTTCTTTTTGGCTCAAATTTATTTGGAAGTAGATCAGTGACTGCTAGTGTTTCGGCCATTTTTATTTCTCCTGACTATTAAGTATATATATCTTGTGTTCAAGTTTCTAGATCTCAGTTCCAGCATTTGTTACCACAAAGTCTAGTGAGATAAACTCTGCAGTTCTAGTGGGCTGGAGGAAGATCTTTCCTCTAATTGTATTATTCTCAACATCTGCCTGTGTTGTTGTTGTTGTATCGATGATTACTTTGAACCTATCGAGACCCGATTGATCTTGTATGCTTTGAAGAAGTGGGTTAACAAGACCAGAAAACTTATCAAGTGTAGATGTCCTGTTGGGCTCGAATAGAAGCGTGTCCGCAATAGCCCTTACAGACCTTCTTATTTCTATGAGAAGCCTTCTTACATTCACTCTATCAAGAGAAGACTGAGTTGCAAGAAGCGTCTTCTGCCCCCAAACAACCACACCGGTACCTGGGAAGTCTGTTATAGGATTCACATCGCCGTCATAAAGATCATCTAGGTTGGCTCTGTTGAGGTCTACAGATGCAAACAATGTGGAATTCAATGCGCCTCTTGTGAATCCAGCAGGAGCAAACCAGGGGTGGCCGACGGCGTCATTCAGTGAGAATGCTCCAAGAACGACCACAGAAGGCGGGACCCTTACGTTTGTTAGTGTTACTGGGTCAGTAACGACACAGTCTGGGAAGTATGCAGCACCGAATGATGTATCGAGTCCTCTATTCTTAAACGACGTAACAGTGTTTCCAACAGATATCACCTGATCAGCTGAGGATGTGACAACGTTATTAAGTGTGTCTCTTTCCTCGATGTCCATGATATACATTGCGTCGAATCTATTTTCAACTACATCGATTGCGTAGTCACTTATCGCCGTGTGTCTCATACCTGGAATTGCTAACAGCTTTATGTCAACATCAGACTTATTACCCATCACATCAATGGCTTTTCTAAATGATCCTACTGTGGGACCTGCGGTTCCACCCTGATTATCAGCATCGTCCATTTCTCTCTTAGACGCATTGTTTGTTAGATTTGCCTTATCTTTGTCAAAGATATTGACTCCGTCAAATCCGCCCTGGAGTATTAATGTGAATTTCGCATAATTTCTATTAGCGGAAGTTCCGAGGTCATCTACCTTGAATCTTCTAGTCTTATCTGTCGCAGATGTGTCTATTGTGCCGTTTCTATGGTAGGATGCTGATACCCATTCCAAGGCATCTGCTAAGCCATCTGTTCCTGTCCTTACAGATATGTTCTCAAGAGTAAATTTATTATTATTAAATTTATCTGAATCTAGAACTACTCCTCCGCTGTCTGCCACACCTGCATTGTCTCCTACCATGACATTTCTATTTGTCGGATGGAACATCGGGAAGAACTTAGTGTGCGATGTAATTGTCCTGTTCAGTAAAGCTGCTGAATTTGGCTCAGAGACCTTTGTTTTGAGATCAAATTGAATTCCCCAGTATAATTGTGCCTTGACTGTCTTTGTCGGATCAGTTCCAATTGATAAATTTTCTCTCATCGGAATTGGAGGAACTCTTGTCTGCTTGAGCATTGCTGCGTACATATCTGCCGGGACTCCGCCGCCTGCTCCAATTAGCTGCTCAGTAAGAGGTTCTGACCCAGATGTTACAAGATGCTTGATTCCTCTGAAACCTAGCGGTAAAGCATTATCTGGAACTTCTCCTGCATCTAGTGCGTTTGACTGCTTTAGCCTTATGTAATTTGAATTTGTAGGATGATCTCCTTCAACAACGAGCTTTTGTGATGCTGTTGCCTTATCAAAGTCAAAGTATATAGTCTGATCACCTACAACCCTTGGTGCGAATCTCGTTGATGACGGATCAAGGTTGACTCCCCTATATGCCTCCATCACAACTTTTTCTTCATCTGTGTCGAAGAAGTCTCTAACTACAATGTCAAAGCTTCCAAATAGATTTGTATCTGATGTTGACTTTGCAAGATTTTCAATTGAAATCTTCACCCTCGTATTGGGTGCGAAGCCATCGTCTATTGACACTACCTTGAACAGGTCATATGCAACTCCACCAAAGGCCTGAGATATAATATATGGTGACTCCGTTGTCTGGAATCTATCCTCAAATGACTCATAGTTTGGAATAGAAGCATTTGATGTATCTCTAGCAAGTGCACCTGTTGTAATGAATGCTATAGGTTCCCATGTACTTGAGCCGCCATAGTTCTGAACGGATTCCTCTCTTACGCGACCAGTTCCAGTCACAGCAGCTAGAGCAGGGTGAATGTCATAGTGCGTGTAAAGAAAGTGTCCTTTCTCCTCTATCTTTGTGGGATCTGTATTTAGTGTATCTGCAAAGTAGTTTCCACCATTCATATCAAATGACGCTGTTATAACTCTTGGGCTTGCAGCGTCTAGACCTTTGTGACCATTGAGGAACATTACAAATTCCTGTGATCCAATCTCAGCTGAGCCAGTTATTGAGCCTCTAACTTCTGCAGCTTCATTTGCTCGTGCAGTAGCTGCAGGAGCTGCGTTATTTCCTCTTGATGACGAAAGCTTTAATATTACACCGCTGGGTGCCATCAATACACCCCTTAGAATAGGCATTGATGCTGTCATGTCTGGTGAGCTTCCTACTTTCTGAATCCCGCCGTCCCTGAAGATTGTGCTTCCGTTAGACTCAGACATAAAGCAACCGAGGAAGTATGTCCTGCCTAATGGACCCGTATTAGCATATGTGTTTGCACCAAGATTTCCGTTTGCCTGTGGGAGTTTTCCACCGACTAAGAATCCTGCATTTGTTACTTTTCCTGTCGTTGAATTTCTCTTCTTTCCGTCTCCAGCACCAAGAACTCTTATGAACGTACATGACTGTGCTTTCTTTAGCCACTCACTAACGGCCAAAGGTCCAAATTTCTCTCCATCTGACTCTCCGAATCTCACCATAAAATCTGTGAAAGTTCCGACTGTCAGTGGTACAAAAGCAGGACCTTCATTGGATGTTCCAATGATTCCTGCAGGGATACCCGAAGGCTGTGCTTGAGACGGACCAGAAAGATCTATCTCTGTCGTAGTTACGCCTGGGCTTGATATTGTTTCAGCCATGCTTTACATCTCCAAAAGTTTTCATAAATAAATATGCCCTACTCAAAACTTACACCGGCATTGGTGATAATAAAGTCAACTGATATGAATTCTACAGCTCTTGTAGGAACAAGAACGATTCTACCGTTTAGTCTATTATTCTCTATGTCCTCTTGTGTATTGTTAGAGGTATCCATTACAACAGAGAATTTCTCAATCCCCTGTTGACTCTGAACAAGAGCTAGAAGTGGCGTTACCTGAGAAACGAATTTAGCTCTAGTAGAAGTAGTATTTGCCTCGAAGACAATTTTTTCTGCAACACCTACTACGAGCCTCTTCACCTCGAGAAGCATCCTTCTTACATTAACTCTATCTAAAGCACTTCTCGCTTGCTGCAATGTCTTCTGGCCAAATATTACAAATCCAGCACCTGGAAAAGATGCGATCGGATTTATTCTAGAGTCATATAGGTCATCTCTATTTGCCTTGTTCAATCTTGTTGCTGTGTTTGTCACCATTGACAAAGCAGCTCTATTAAATCCTGCAGGTGCAAACCACGGATATGATATAGAATCATTGAAACCTAGAGCTGCTATTGCAGCAACTGATGCCGGCACCTTCACCTTCATGTCATTTACATTATCATGAATAGTAACATCTGGGAAGTATGTTGCAGAATAGTTGTTGTCAACTGCCCTTGAGTCGAACTTCTCTCTCGTGTATCCTACATCTGGTTTCTTTCCATCATTGTCATAGATTCTTGTTATGTCATCGTCAAAGTTAGGAATGTCCATAAGATACATCGCCTTGCTATAATCCTTCGTGGAGTCAGCTGCGTGATCTGTTACGAACGCGTCTCTAATTCCAGGAATTGCCAAGATGTTTATTCTTGTTACAAATGGATCTGTCATTATATCAATTGCTGTCTTGTATGAGAATATTCCATTATTGTATCTTCCCACTCCAGCCGGGAAAGCGCTTACAGCACCTGTGCTTGTACCATCAGAGCTTATGCCTATATCAAGAGTTCCAGCAGCCTTTCCTCCAAGATCAGTAGATGTAGCCCTGTCATTCATTCTTGACATATCTACGTCGAGGATGTTGTTTCCATCAAAACCGCCGTAGAATATGTTAGTGAACTTAGCGTAATCAGTGAACCTATTGAAGTATGTTGAAGACGTAAGTGCAGAGTATAATGTTGCCAATGTCAATCTGTATCTAGATGAGCCGTCATCGACCGTATATCCACTTGAGTCAGGAACACCATCACGAATGTATACCGTTTCAAGCATGTGCTCCTTGGCTGTTCCAGTGAGGTAAGACGTTACAGTTGAGACGATTGAATTTAACGTTCCAGCCTGTGTCCTGTGAGCTGAGAGAGCAACATTTGCAAGAGTGAACTTGTTATTATTGAATACATCTTTTCCAGAACCTGTGACAACAGCGTCAAGATTCTCTATTCCTACGAATTTTGTAAAAGACCTAACTAGCTCATTTACCTCTGACGAATTATTTGGATTCAGAGCTGAAAGACTGAGTGATCCAGTTCGTGGAACTCTACATGTGTTGATTCCCCAGAAAAATCTGCTGTCTGTAATCTCATCATCTCCAGGTGAGCCTGGTGGACCAGACACTGCAGTGTTTCCCTTTGTTACCTTGTATCTCAGCGGCATTGGCGGAACAATTGATCCAGATAGACCAGATATAGAACCACTAGATCCAAGGCCGCCGTCGTAGTCCTTGGGAAACTTGCTTCCCATTCTTCGAGAATTGGCAGCACCATATGTTAAGCCACCAAATGCCAGGGCTGTCTTAGACTCATCTGTTAGTGTGTCAGTAGTCTTTAAGACAGGTACACCTCTGAATCCGAACGGAATAGCGTCTTCTGGCACTTCTCCTCTATTCATATCTGTGCTCATTACGATTCTTACTCTCGATGAGACATTTGGATACTTTCCAGTGACTACGAATCTTCGCTCCTTTTTATCCTCAGCATCGAAGTCAAATCTTAGCTTTAGATCACCTATTCTCTTAGAAACAAAGCCCTCATCATTTGGATCAAGAGTACACATAGGATACTGCTCTAGTATCTCAGGTGCAGTATCTGAGTCACCAAATGATCTTACAAGAACTGTAAATGTTCCAAACTTGCTTTTTGGATTTGTTGATTTTCTCAGAGTGCTAATAGAGACTTTGTACTTATCACTGGCGTTTGCACCGTCCGCTATTGTCTCAAAATAGAATAAATTAAACTCACGATTACCGTATGGTTGTGAGATGAAGTATGATGTTTTTGGTGCCCTGTATCTTGTATCAAATCTTCCGTACATATCTCTAAAAGCCAGTGTAGATATTCCTGACTTAGATGATGTATTTGCAGATCCTGTACATAGTGCAACTGTTCCACTGATGTGTGATCTAGCTGCGTTTATAGATACTGTTGCTATCTCATCTTCTACTGCAAAATCAGCATAGAGAAGGTGCTCTTCTTGCTGGAATCTAGCTGGGTTTGTGTTAAGGATTTTTCCAACATAAGCATCATCAGATGGATTCAAGGATGCTGTAAATATTCTAATTCCAGACTTGCTCTCATCATTCCAATTTGCATTTGTGCTACTTGATAGTACAAGCTTAAACCTCTTATACATCATAGTATCAACAGTTGTGCCGACCCTGCAGAGATCTGATGCACTAGCGACAGGCTGAACATCAGAATACTTCTGATCAAAATCCATAACCTCGAATTTTGTTCCAGTTGCAGTAAAGAGCATAGCTCTAACAATATTCACCTCAGAAGTGAAACCTGAGCCTGCTCCCACTGTTGTGGAATTGAAGCTGATGTTGTCTGAATACTGCGGGTATGCACGGTTCCCGTCTGCGTTGACAGTATGCCGGGCTACCAAGAACTGTGGAGCACCTTGATATCTCTTATCTCGTGTATGAACCCGACCGGCATCGGCATCTGTTTGTGTTAGTGTGCCGACAAGACTGAATCCTGCATTTTTAACAGTTCCCTGTGCTCTGGTGGCTTCAATATCTGTTGAAGTATCATTTGCACCAGCACCTAGAACCCTTATAAATGTTAGGGCTGTCCTGTTCTTAAGAAACTCGTTAACAGCATACGGTCCAAATCTTGTTCTATCTAGCTCACCAAACCTATTTACGAAATCGCCAATAGAGCCTATTGTAATTGGAATGAATGCAGGTCCTACTTCTGAGGTACCTATAACTCCCGCGGGAACTCCAACGACTTCTTCGACTCTTCCGGAGAGGTCGATTTCTCTTTCGTAAAATCCCGGTGATCTGAAGGTCTGTTCAGCCATCAGTTTCTCCTTGTAAAACTTACCACGCAGTTATAACTATCGTCGTAAACGTCAATTGTCTAATCAGATTTAATATCACTAACAGTTTCTAAATCAATTACAATACGAGACGAAGAAACCGTTTCTCCTGCTCTCTGATTCCTAGATAATACCCTTACATATTTTCGTGATTTTTCATCTGTAAAGGGATCTATTGTAATGTCCATCAGCTTTGCGCTTGACTGGCCTCGCTGTGCTGGTGATTCGCCGTGGGAATTGAGGACCTCGACGTCTGATAGAATAAAATTATCAATTTTATTTTGAGATATCTCAGACTTATCTTCAGATATTACTCTTGTTCTAGACTGCTTATACCCAAATTCAATTGTTGGTGCAGAAAGATATCTTCTGAACGGATTGGGCAAGTTTGGGTGATTCGGTGCCAATATGAATCCTGGAACTTTTACGTTGAACGAGTATCGTATTATTCTCTCTTCATTGCTAAAATTATCAAAGTTATCCTGAGATGTGAACTGTCCTTCAAAAAATGCAACAAACTCATATCCAGAGTTTGTTTTTATCTTGAATCCTTTTTCTTGCCCATCAAATTGAACTATTAGAGATTCTATAATCTGATTCATATGTATTGTATATTGTGTCCAGAATGTTATCTCATAGTTGCAAAGTATGAACTCAGGATACGGAATCGTTATGATCTCAAATATGTTATTTGTCAGATCATTTCTCAATAGATTCCCAGTCGGATCATCAAAAAATGATAAATTTCTTGTATTTCTTCTCGACGCTATTCTTCCTGATTTTGCAACATTTCCTGGAAATATATCATTTTGTGAAAATGCTGGTCGTGATGCAACATTGTCTTGATTTTTTAATCTTAGCTTGTTTATTATATTTTGATATCCTCTATCATTTTTGCTAAGCCTTCTTTTGATAGTGTATGCTTCTTGGTCTCTTGTTGCTATTGGTGTACCATAGTTTCCAGGATTGGGTGCAAAATCTATATTCTTTCTTCTTATCGATATAATGGGGAGAATTAGTGCATTATTTGAGTCTCTTATTGGGGGCTTTCTTCTTGTAAGCGCAAATCTTTCTCCTGTTGCAAATACTACAGGTACCTTCTTTGGCTTATTGTTTACGTTTATAGAAAACTTTAGTCTTTCATCAAAGAGGTTGAATAATGCTCTATCCATATCCTCTATCCCACAGGGCGCTATTGAAAAATCATCAGGAATATTCTCTCCTTCAAATTTAGGGTCTATTCCGCTATATTTTTTTATCATCTTATTTCTTCCTATTACTCATCATAGAATGATGATCCTGGGCCCTGGGCCCTGTCTGATACCTCTTGCGGACCAGATATGGGATCATCTAGTACTCCACTCTCTCTTAACGCTCTGACATCTCCTGTAGCTCCTAATCTATTTTCTGAATTGCCCCTCTGCTGAACAAATGTCTTTTGAACAGCATCATCATCAGTATATTCTTCGCCATACGGTCCAAATAACTTTGAATTGAACTGTCCTTTTCTTGCCTGCTTGCCCTTTATTGTGACGAATGACTTGTACTCTATCTCTCCGTATATCGTGTCACTGTCAGGCGCCTGAATTACCTCAAAAAATACAGCGCCATAACTGAAGAAATCACCCTCTTGCATAATGATTCCCTTGTCTATCATATCTCTTTTTTGAACATACACCTCGATTGAATAGTATTCTTCACTTCCAAACTGATTCGTTCTTATCTCTTGTGGGTCATATTTTACAAGTGCTTCGACTTCTACGGGATTATCAAATACCTTATCTGGCGCTTCTTCATATATGTCATGAACATTAGACTTTGTCTCAGAGATCGGGTAAAAGAATATCTTTTGTCCAATGACATCTTTTAGAATCTCTTTTCCAATGTCATTTATAAAGTCTACTTCTCTTTTTGTTATAAAAAGTCTTGACACGTCTTACCCCATGAATATTGCGAGACCGTTGGGCATCGGAACAAATTTTAACTGTTTATTAATTGCCTCAGCTCGTGCAGCAGATGTCTCAATAAGCTTATCGTATGTTAATGTGTCTAGCATCTCTTTTAGCTGTGTCATTAAATTAGTCTTATCTTCTCTTCCCTGTGACACTAGGTCAGTTCCGTTTAGCTGCAATTGTGCGTTTGGAATAGGGACATTACTAAACTTCGATCTTATTAAGCCCAAGCCCTCTCTGCTTAGAGATAATGCATACTGTCTAATCCACTGCCTTCCAATGCTGTTTATTCTATCATAGATTAAATTTCCGAATGGAACATTAGATAAATTTGACACGCCGTGTATTGTGTCATCTTTGTATGCGGGATTTAATGGGTCAGGGTGATATTGCACTCTTATAAACAGCTTTTTTGGAGAATTATCAGTTGGCATTGGGAATATTCGTATTTTTGTTCCAATTATCTTATATGAATAGTTTGATCGTCTTACCCTGTTTGATATATCAAGCTGTCCGGCTCTTAGAATATCTTCGAATACAGGTAGAACATAAAATATTGTCTCTGGCGTAAACGATTCAAATGAAAATTCATTATTTAGATAGTTTATAGCTGATGTTGTATCAAAAAATCTATACGCTGCCTGGGGTCCGAAGTGAAAGACCTCACTGACCTTTAGCTTTGTCTTTCTTCCTGATATCGCATTAGATCCTGAATTGAATAGAGATCCGCCGGCTGCATTCTTAAGATCATTGTGTATATCATAATCCTGCTGATCTTTTATTAGCTGAATTGATCCTGATATCATATTATATGATCCACCGACACCCGCTTCCATTGCATACGGCTCAGCAAATCTAGTCAAGTACTCTAGATTTTCTCTTGGGAGTTTTTGCTCAGACCCTGACAGAAAACTACCTGTTGGCATTCCTAAAAATTGAACAAGCTGTGATTTTGCCTGGTATTGATTTAAAATAGAGCCATATTCTAAAACTGCTTCCTCTAGATTTGCCCATATCTGTTTTTTCGTTAGCTCTACACTAAGAACATCATCGCCTAGCTTTCTTTTAACAAACGTAACAACACTATCAGCCTCAGACTGAAAGTCTGTGTCTGAATCAAAAAACCCAAACGGAGTTGGATTTGTCGTTGAAGAAAAAGTTGCCATCAATTTACCTAGTGCATATGTACGTATTCATACATATTGATTTCAAAGCACTGGTTCTATGAAATTTACTTATTCACATCATTTCAATCATAGGGATGATAGTTGATAAAAAATATTTTTATTTCTACTTCATCCCGCCCAGTGCCATAATTGCTATCAGCCCAGGAACAGAATTTCTGACATATACACCAGAGAATAGTGTCTCTGATCTTCCACCCACATAAGATATCGCAGATTCCATCTGATTAGATGCAACTGGATCAGATGCAATATCTGAATTGACAACTAGCAATAGCATTCCTGTATGTGGCTTTCCCTCTGGAGGTGGGCATGGTGATCTCTCTGTGCATGCCTTGAATATTTGTAATCCGAGGCTGTTGGCCTTTGAATCTCTTACAGCACATGTTCCCATAAACATTCTTCCGTCTTGCTGAAGACATTTTTCAAGATCTTTTGTATCAAATGTCTGAACTGGGGAGCTCTCAGACGCTAGCTTAAGAACTTGTGCTAGCATTTTTGCAAAGACTCTATTTGCTGTTGGGTACATCCCAAGCATTCCTACCTTTCCTCTTAGTAGCTGCAGCTGTTTTTCATTGTCGATTACTATGTAAGGTGAATTTACTACTGAATCCTTTAACATTTGAGAATTTGTCTTGATTGTTGGATTAAGAAGCTCTTGAGAAGATGGTGTACTGACAATATATACAACCTTTCCTTCTGCCTGAACTGATGCGAGATATCTCTCATATGTGTTATGAAGAACTGTTGATGCACTTCCAGTTCCTCCGCCCCCCGATGCACATACAAATAACCAGTCGACTTTGCCCAGCTTTGCACGAAGTGTATCTTCGACGAGCGTGGCATTTTCCTGAAGAAGCTTCCTGCCAGCAACTACATCTTTTCCCACTCCGTCTGATCCGTCTAGTAGGACAAAGTGATCATCTGGAACACCGTCTGGCTGATCTTTATGTGTTGTGTTAATTAAAATTGTTCTATTGAAACCTAGATCTAAAAATGCCTTTGCCATCTTTCCGCCGCCACCACCGACCCCAACAAATCCACAATTAATTGCTGATTTTGCAGTATTTTCTGGCAGGAGCATAGACTGATCATCTAGTTTTTCATCTCCATAGTGATCTACGAAGTCAAAATCATCGAAATCATCGAAGTCATCTGTAGGTTGATTTGAATCTTGTTGCATTACTACCTCTTTTTTTTGTTCTTGAGCAGCCTCTTGAACTGTCTCTGTTTTTTTCTCTATTTTCGGACTTTCTACAACAGCTTCTTTCTTTGAATCTTTTTCTTCTATCTTTTCAGTCGGCCCTGCTGTTATGATGTCACGGATATGCTCTTTCTGTGCCTCTTTATAAAAATCGTCTGTTGCCATTTGTTTCTCTTTTTTTTCTGCATTCGCAAGACTAGCTCTTACTGTACTTGCCATAAATTACACTCCATCATATCACATTATAATTATGTGATAAAATAAGTTATTTTTTTGAAATAAAGAAAAGCCCGCACTATGTGCGGGCTTTAAGATATAGCTCTATTAATTGCTATAGATTTCTTACTTAGAATTAAACAGTAATTATGCTAAGTTGATTGCTCCAGTATTCGCAGCAAGAGGATCAATTACATCAGTAGCCAGCCAGCCGGTAGCTGCTGTGCTAGTAATGCATGTAACTGTGAAACATCCTCCCAAAACTGCGTTTTCATCAAATCCAATTGAATCATAACCTTGGGAGATGGCAGTATTGTCGCCATCACCTTTTGCCGTCACAGCAAGGATCTTATCGGAGTCAGCTCCTAGAACATTAAAGTCTTGTCCAGCAGTTGCAACCATAACAAATGTATATGTACACCCTACACTAGCAGCTGATAGTGCTGGAAGTGTAATTGTTTGTGTCCCAGTTGTTAGCGCCGGAACTGTGAAAATTGTTCCAGATTCTTCAACTGTGATTGCTGTCCTAATAGCAGTTGCGCCACCCTGGTCTGAGAGTGTTACAACTCGACGCTTGGATTGCAGTGAATCACCTGTTAGGTCTAATCCTTTTCCTGATGTTTGATATAGCCCTTTGGTTTGTGAATATTTTACTTTTGGCATAATTTCTCCCTTTTTTGAGTTGTTTGTCCACATGCTTCCGATGCTAGCGTGTGGGGTCCGCCATTATGCATGCACCGGGCTTACCATTATATATGAGTCTTGCTATCTATTTTGGCTACTTTCAAAAATAAAAGCAAAATAAAAAGGGCGGCCCCGAAGAGCCGCCCAGTTTATATCATAACCTCTTGTTATCTTAGATAACGTCGAGATCCATTACTGTGACTGTACCGTAGAAGTCAGCACGAACCATCTTCTTACCATACCGGGTCATCACTCCCTTACGGGGTGTGAAGTCTTCCGGCTGGAAGATAGTAGGTGTAACGATCAACGGAACGTAAGGTGCGTAAACGTACCCTGTCTCTAGATAGCTTCCGCCCTTGTATCCGACGAGGACCTTGTTCCTTGGGAAGTAAGGATCCTTGTAGACCGTGAAACGGTTGCTTAGAGAACCAACTGCGGCTGCACCCATTGAGAATGGAACACCAACCTGACCCTGTCCATCAAGACTGTAATTAGGCTTGTAGAGGACTGAGGCCTCAAAGATGGTACAGACATCCGGAGAAGTTACGATGAAGTTCGCAGAACCTCGTAGTGTCTTCCTGTGGATCTCATTTGCAACATCGATGATTGTCTCTGTAAGAGTCTCATACCACTCGCGAACTGTACCTGTGAAGGTAGGACCGGTTGAAAGTGTGTTAGCAAGATTCTGGGTAGTACCAGTCTTCTTGTTAACGAACTTACCAGGCAACCTTGACCAGTAGTAGTTAGCACCGTTTGCCTCACTGAGCAGATCGTTGAGAATCTCACGATCAATCTCAAGTGCAACTTGCTCGGAGAGGATCTGTGTTAGCTCTACCTCAGCGTCAAGGCTGTGGTATGCGTTGAGATCCTGAGCGAGCTCGGGTGACCAGCGAGCACGGAGCTTACGGGTAACCGCTGTTACAGCGATTGACTCAATCTTAATGTCAATCTCAGGGATTGCGGGTGAAGGTGCGGATGTACTAAAGTTAGACTCGAATGATGGAATCGTCAATGTTGAGCCATCACCATCTGCTTGCAGAGTGGAATTAAGTACCATCGAGCAAGTAAGATCTGTAGTCGAGTTGTTGTACGTCCTTGAACCAGAAACAACCATCAGTAGAACAGAATTCGCATCTGTTCTTCCAACCATCGAATCTGCTGTGAAATTTCCACCTACATATTTTCCAAGCTGGTTGAGCCTTCTAATGTTTAGAATGTTCTTTCCACCCTGAATTGTATCAGGAATTGCACCATATCCGATCGCGCCCTTACCGTCACCTAAGGTCGCACCAGAATAAAGTGCAATTTCCTTATGCGCTGTTAGGTCAACACCTGCTCCAAACGAATCCAGATCAACAAAGAGGAATGAGAACCTTCCGTCGTTGTCTCTCGCCGGGTCACCCTCAATTAGAGAAGTTACCTGCGGATCGAACTGTAGAAGCTTACCATCTGTTCCCGTTGCCATAGCTAGTGTTGAAACACTAATGCTAGATCCTGCGCCCCATGCACCTGATGCGACAATTCTGTGTGCCGGAATTTCAGAACTAGAGTGAACTCTAGAATAGCCCGTGCCCACAAGGTCATACTGACCTCCTGCGCCTGTAGAGCCTGATCTTACACCTTTTCCAGGTGGGTTGTTGTAAATTGATGCGCCTTTCTGGTATGTCTGAGCATTCATTCCATCAGTGGAAAGATCCATGGGTGCATCACCACCAACACCTGATCCGTATGTATAATCAAGGTAGAAGAGCAGTCCAGAAGGAAGGCTCATCGGCTGAATTGAAACTAACTCGTTTGCAACGAGTCCACCAAAGACACGTCGGACGATTGGGAATGCGATATTTGTGAATCCACGAATATCACCGGATCCTGTTCCGGATCCTGCGCCTGTTGAAAGTGAATTAGCCTCTCTCAGAAGCTGCGCAGCTTGGTTCTCAAGCATAACAGACATCGATTCACGATGCTGTTCCCCGAGACCACGTAGCAGTCCTGTTCTTGACCATTTCTCAATCAGACGCTTATTTTGCTCACCCATGTGACGGGATCTAATACCCTCAGTGAGCTGATTTAGCGTAAATGATTTTGCCATTATAATTTCTCCTTTAAGCAGTTATTCATTTTGTTTTTAATTATCGTTTTGAATTCCAGCTAGAGTAGCCCAGCGATCAACTTCAGCGACCTGTTCATTTCTTGGAGACGATGCCCCTACAGTTCGTGAAGATGAGCCTAGTGTCCTACGCAATGCTGACTCAGAAAGTCTTCCTTTCCTTGGCTTAGCAAGTGATTCGGTTAGACTTTGGTACAATAACTTAGCCTCTCTTAAACTAGTAGCACCGTCGAGGGCCTCGATAATAGAACGCCTCTGGGATGCTCCCATGTCCTTGTTTTGCAAAAGCTTGTTAACATAGAGAAGCTTTGCATTAAACAGATTCATTTCTGTCAACTGCTCACGGAGTGAATCAACTGCACCCACGTATTCATTGAGCCTTTTCTTGAGAGATCGATTTTTTCGTCTCTCATTTGTATAAGCTTCAGAAAGAACGTTTACCTTGACCTGTAATGGGTCTTTGGTTCTCTTTCCTCCGCCAAAATCGTCGCCTTTGCTACCGCCAGTTCCTCCATAAGAGCCTTTGACGCCAGCATTGCCATGGCCTTTTCCACCCCAGTGGTGTGCCATATCATTCTTAATTCCCTTGATTTTTGATAGATCCTTAGCTGCCTCAGAGAGACGACCTAGCTCGCTTCTAAGCATGTTAACGTCTACCTCAAATAACTCATCGAGGTCGGGTAGCTCTTCACCTTCCGGCTCTTCAAGGTCTTCACCTTCTTCACCTTCCGGCTCTTCAAGGTCTTCCTCATCCTCTAGATCTACCTCTTCCCCTTCCTCGTCTTCCTCACCAAACTCAATGGCAAGCTGTGAAAGATCAAGCTGGTCTCTCAGCTCATCGGGCAACCCTTTTAAGATTAAATCCAACTCATCAAGCTGGCCTGCGACGCCTTCCGCTTCAGGGGGCTCTTCTGGGGGTATTTCTTCTTCACTTAGATCAAGACTTTCCATAAGTGCATCGAGATCGACTTCGTAAAGTGTATCCTGTGACATATTGATGTTCTCCTCAACGTCATTAAAGCTAAAGCTTTCTTGCATAACTATATCGCTAGTAGATAAACTATCTGTATTGAGCCTTAATTTATCAACAACGCTAAGAAGTTTTTTCTTCTCTTCGCTGTCCATGGTATCTAATGCCTCTTGCATAGCCCCTAGAGCAAGACTTCTGCTCTTTAGCTTTCTAAGAGGTTCGCTCATGTCATCTGAATCACCGAACAGCTCCATAAGAGTTGATAATGCATCTTCTGTAAGTATTACATCATCTTCTGATTGTGTTCCTGAATGCTCAGATAGCATATCATTAACTGTACTTTCTAAAACGTCTGAGTCGTCTCCGCTTGAGGTGTCTCCTACAAGCTGAGCTTCTATAAACTGTCTTATTTTTGGTGTCACAGCCTCAACAATTGCGTTCTTTGCATTTTTTTCTGCAACTTCTCTGAGTTGCTTTGCTTCAGCTATTGCTTCTTCATAAAGATTACTGGCCATTATTGCCTCACTACTACAAGATTTAAATATGGCAGCCGTTGTTAAACTGCACTTTTAATTCATCAAATTTATCTGCGTGACTTATCAGCAGAAACTCTAGCTCTGTTAAGAGATCTCTTATCGGTATCAAAAATATCTTCTAGGCTATAAGATCTAATTCCGTCATCTCGTGTCAACGGAGCTCTAGACGTGCCGTATTGTGTTCCAGTTAGACGAGGAGGTCCTGTTCTATACGCAAATGACATAGATGACCCACCAACTGCTGGTCCAGAAAATTTCTTATATAATTTTCTAAATGGAATTGGAACCATAGTGCCATAGACACCATCTCTCTTTACAAGCGGAGGTATCGAATCCTCACTTAGTGTCGCAAGATCAAGACGCTGCCCAGTAGTTGTAGACTGCACATCAACTCTCTTATATCCTATTGCAGGATCATGTGCCATGTATGATTGACCTGTCTTTTTAAGAAATTTTCTTATGTTGTCAGTATCTTTTCCAAAGTCGTATATGAATGACTCCTCTTCCTCTTCCTCGTCATCATCTTCTGGAGACCTAAGATAGTCTTTATAGGGATACGTCGATCCCATTTGCCAGTCCTTTCCGAGGCCCTTTGGCTTTATCGTGCCTACTGAGGTGCCTACACGGGCATCGAATCCGAAGGGTCCAGCTGCACCGTGTTCTTTGATTGTCATTCTAAGACTGCTGTCTGCTAGCTTGCGCCAGCACCTGAGGATCCATCTCCTAGATCTCCCATCACACCCTCTATTGTCTGCAATCCTATATTTGCAGATGAGGCTAGTGGGCTGGCAGTTCCGCCGGCTCCAGAGCCGTATGAGGTCTGTTCCTTGGGGAGGTCTACTGCCAGGAGCCCACCGACACCAGCAGTTAGATCAGGCACGTATGCAGTTGCAGGAGCTCCAGCGCCAGCATTGAATGCTACAGCGTCTGTGGTCTCGGTGCCTGTTGCGACGTCATTGTCTCCTAGATAGTCAAGTGACTGAGTTGAATCAAACATGTATCCGCCGTCATTAACATAGCCCACATTTCCACCATCAGGAAGACCCACCTCGCCTAGAGCTGTTGCTGCAGGGCCTCCGTGAAGGGAAGCATCGCCGCATGCAAGGACAATAGCAGGTGTGTAAAGCCCTGCATGTATCGGTGATCCAGGAAACATCCTTGTCAGAGCTTCGTCATTTCTGTGACCCGCTGTGCCAGCAGTTGCTGCTGTGATGGGTGTGCCGTCAGGAACTGTTGTAGCAAATTTACCAGCCATGCTATAACTCCTTTATTACTTTATTTTTAAGTTGTCGTCTTACGCTTGAGAGAACTCGTGATGCCCTCTTGAGCTTTGCCTCTTTTATCTTTAGAGCCTTTATATAGTCGATGTGATTTGCAAGAGTTCCTGCAAAATCCTTTGCCTGGACCTCTTTTGCCTTTTCTGAATCAGTGAGAAGCTTATCCTTCTCTTCAAGAACTAGCTGCTTCAATAGCTCTGGTGTTAGCTTTCTTACTTTAGACACATCAAACTCCTTATCTGTACAAACATACATATTATGTTGAATAAAAATTTATCAATTATTTTGACGAATTTTTGCCATCTTGGAAGGCGAGTGCTGCCCAGTTTGATGATGATTCTCCAAACATTTGCATAGGATCACTATTTAGCATAGCTACTGATGCGGCGTCTCCGTTGGCTGAAATTGATCCGGCTGCATTTTGTCCAGTTGACTCGCCTAACTGAGATTGAAGAGTTGTCCTGGCTGTATCCTCAAATATAGACTGCATGATCGGATCTGATGTCAAAGACTCAGCAGTTGATGATACTGCTGCATCAAAGTTTCTATTCTCTGTCGGTGCTTTATTTACTTCAACGTGATCCCACACAGATCTTCTTGCATGAGATTCATTCACGACTCTAGAATTATCAACTTCTCTCGTACGAGCTGTAAGTGCACTCTGCATCTCATGATTTGAGCTTCCAATCCCTTCTGAAAGAATCTCAACTAGGCACTCTTTTACGATTTCCTTTAACTGCGACTTCCTTAGCTTGGCCATTATCCGACTCCCTTGAACCTTGGCTGTGCCTTATTTAATATTGTGCCGTCTGATGCTGTAAGGTATGTTGACCCAGTTAGAACAGGGAACTCTCCTGCGTCTACGGTTGATAAACCTGCAAGAACAGATACTTTATCAATTGCGCCTGTTTCAGATCTAATAAATAGATCTTTGCATCTTAGCTCTAGTCTAGGTGTCTGATTATAGAATTCACTATCACCTGTAGTTACACCCTGTAAAAGAAAGTAGTTGCGTGTCTCTGCGGCGTCGATTCCGTTTTCTGTAAATCCTATTCTAAGCTGCTTGTCAGCGCTGTCTTGCATTGACACAGTAATCCACCGTGTGGCTGAAGGAAAGCTAATCTTTATAGGTGTAGTCCCCACTTCAAGAGAAGAAGTAACATAAGGCGTTCCTGACACCTGGTATGCCGGCACAAAGTTTGGACCGTTTGTTTTAGGCCAGTGTGAGCTCATTCT